CAGAAGAAGAAGGTGACGAAGAGGAAACCGAAGAGTCTGACGAAGAAGAGGAAGAGGAACTTCTGTACGCTGTCAAAGTTGACGGCGAAGAGCAGGAAGTAAGCCTTGATGAACTTCTGAAAGGTTATTCACGCCAGTCAGATTACACCCGAAAGACGCAAGACCTGTCTACAGAGCGAAGGGAAATGGAGTCACTTCAAGAAAAGTACAACTCCGAAATGGCCCAAATTCAGGCAGAGCGTCAGCAGTACACTGAGTATCTAAACCAGATCGTAGAGCGTTCTATGGGTGGTCTGGATAAATATGCCAATTTAGATTGGGAGGCTATGAAGTCTTCTGACCCTATTGAGTATGTTACCAAGAGGGAAGAATTTAGAGAGGCTCAGGAGAAGATTCAGGCTATGCGAAATGAGCAGGCAACTGCTCAACAAAAGCAGGCAGAGGAATCTAAACAACTCCACTCCCAGATGGTGCAGGAGGAACACCTAAAATTGGTATCCGCCGAACCGGACTGGGGGGAGCCTGACAAACAGAAAGAACTTGCTGGCAATGTGCGTAAGTACGCACTAAGTCAGGGATTTTCTGAAGAAGAATTAAACTCTCTAGTAGATCACCGATCTGTTCTTGTTTTGATGAAAGCGGCTAAATTCGATGCTATTGATAAAGCCGATGTCAAATCAAAGAAGATAAAGAATAAACCGAAAGTTGTAAGATCGGGTAAAGGTACAACTAAGAACGAAGGTTCTAAGAAGAAGCGTGCTGCGGAAATGAAACGTCTTCAGCAATCTGGCAGGGTCGATGACGCTGCTATTTTGATGGAGGATTTTATAAATTTATAACATGAGGCTATAATAATGACAGTACCAACAAACACACGCACGACTTATGGTGCTATAGGTGTTCGTGAAGACCTCTCCAATGTTATCTACAATATATCACCGACTGACACTCCATTTCTAAATGGTATTGGACGATCAACCGCTTCCGGCGTATATTTTGAGTGGGAAACGGATGTGCTTTCAGCAGCAGCCGATAACTGGCAGTTAGAGGGCGATGATCTTGCCTCTACAGCAGTTGTTGAGCCAAGTCGGGTAGGTAACTATTGTCAAATTTCGGCCAAAGCGATCCAGAGTTCTGGAACTGCGCTGGCAGTCGATTTTGCAGGGAGAAAATCTACGCAAGCCTATAGAATGGCTAAAGCCGCCAAAGAGTTAAAGCGTGACATGGAAAAGATGTTGACGCAAAACACCGCAGCCGTTGTGGGTAACAACACGACTCCGGGTACCGGAGGTCAGCCGACTGGTGATACCAGAAAGACTGGCTCTCTTGGCGCTTGGGTTGCTGGAAATACCCTACATGGTGGTGGTTCACCAGCAGGTGCAGCCTGTGATGGTGACGGTAATGATATAACTGTAGATGCGGGAACTAAGCGTATTATCAGTCTAACACTTATCAGACAAATGATTCAAAAATTGTTTGTAGCCGGCAGTGATGCCGACACGATAATGGTTGGGCCTTTTAATAAAGAGGCTATTTCCCAATTAACTAAGGCTGATGCTGGAGTATCGCCGTTGCGTACTGCGGCTAACGCTGAAAAACAGGCACACGTTGTTGAAGCGTGGGATGTGTATGTGAGTGACTTTGGTAATTTCAAAGTTATTCCAAACAGATTCCAGCGTGAACGTGATGGCTGGTTCCTAGATTTTGATTTCTGGGGAGTATCATACTTACGACCATTCCAGACACTGGAGATCGCGAGAACTGGAGACAGCAAGAAACAAGAGTTGATTGTTGAATACGGTTTGCTGGCGAAGAACCAGACTGCAAGCGGTTGCATTTACGACTTAACCACTTCGTAAGAAGTATAGGATAGGGGGCGCAAGCCCCCTACACCTTTATGAAAAAAATTGAATTAAATACTTACCAAAAAATTAAACCAACGACCAAAAAGGAAAAACCCCAAAAGAACAGCCGGGGTAATACTTCGGCCACAGAACTTGAAACTAAATTAAGTGCTGGCGTTGGCGGAAAGAGGATATACCCAAGTGGCTAGACGAAAAGGTACACTATTTGATGTAACGCCGGACAGGCATCAGGTTTTCCATGATGAGCCTGACGGCACATTCACTATAGAAACTAAGCAGGACGCACAAGATATTGTTGATGCGAACAAGCGTAGATTCAATGACTATGGTGATAAACTTTCTGTTGGTAAAAGGGGTGACTTTCATAAAGTCGCTTCTATTCCTTCCACCGTTATGGAGCAGTGGATAAAGGAAACCAACGGAGCGATTTTAGATGACCCAAAGATATTAGCAGCAAAACTCAATGATCCTGATTGGAAGTTGCTAAAAACATCTCCAACAAATATATAGAGGACAGACAATGGCTGGATTACTACCCCTCACAACTCATACGCTAACGGCGGGTACTGCTACCGGTGCTACAAGAACATCTGCTTTTGCTGATGGAACCAGTTCTATAATGGTTACAGCAACTGAAGATTGTTTTATAGCATTTGAGTCTGCTACACCCACAGCAACTACTGCGTCTATGTTTATTACGGCAGATTGGCCTTATACGTTTTATGTTCCACCGGCAGGCATTACTGCTGCCTCTGGCCATAAATTAGCCGCAATAACAGGCACTGGCGCTTCAACGGTTTATATTACTGAACTAGGCAACTGATGGCTATAAATTCGTACAGTAGTCTTCAGACCGCTGTCGCTAATTGGCTAGATCGATCTGATCTAACTGATAGGATAGAGGAATTCATAGACTTAGCGGAGGCACGGATTAACCGTGCGCTTCGGGTACGGCTTATGGAATCTGTTAAGGTAATTTCTTTGGTGGGCGGTACAAAAAGATACCCCCTACCCTCTGATTACCTTCAGTTGCGAACTATCAAGTATACTAAATCTGTTTTAGCCTCCGATAACTTGGCTTCAGACATGACAGATTCACAGAATACAGCGGTTCTGGATGACGCTACCCCATCAGGCGGAATGCTTACTGGTGGATTTAGTAGCGCAGGCACCGTTATGATAGGCTTAGAGCAGATGGACTACACAGGAATATCCACTGAAACCCTGACAGGTGTTACAAGGGGTGTTAATGGAACGACTGCTGCCGAACATTCTTCCGGTGATAGTGTTGTAGAGATATATCCTATATTTACAGCAGGTACTATTTCTGATAAAATGAGGTCTATCAATCCGATTCAGTATGTTTCTCCTGAACTTTTAGCAAGGATGTACGCCGGAAATTCCGGTGGAATGCCAAGAGTATATACCATGCGGGCTGGTTATTTCCTATTTGGGCCGGTTCCAGATTCTATATATAATTTGGAGATTGACTATTATTCGAAGGTTGCGGCATTAACTGACTCCGCAACTACTAACGATATGCTTACAAATAATCCAGACCTTTATTTGTATGGATCATTGCTAGAAGCGGAACCATTTCTTATGAATGATCAAAGGGTTCCATTGTGGCTTGCTGCATTTGAAAAAGCCATATCAGACATTCAACTACAAGATGATAAAGATTCTCACTCTGGTACTGAGTTGAGGGTTATGAACACAGGTGGGTACTACTAATGGCACTAGATACTGGAAATTATATTAGCGATTTAAGTCGCTTAAATCCTGTTGCAACTGACCCGGTTTCAGAGGGCGATGACGTTCTTCGTTTCATCAAGAAAATTTTGCAGAAGACCTTCCCTATGGGAACGGACTCTACTGCGGATACTGCTGTAGGCCCAAACCAAGCGGTTCAAGTAATTATAGCCAAGGCTACGGCCCCAACTATAGGCGGCACTGCCGCAGAGTCTACAGGATTGGTATGGCTTGATACTACAACCAACTTACTCAAGATTCGTAATCAGGCTAACGATGCTTGGATTACGTTAGCCGTTGATCCTGAGACATCCAACTCAGTAGACGTAAACGCAGGAACTATTGACGGAGCCGTGATTGGTGGGGCTACACCCGCTTCAATTGCCGGTACAACGATATCGGCAGGAACCTCAGTAAACCTATTAGAAGATGCTACGGTTATTTTTGAGGGAGCAACGGATGATACCTATGAAACTGTACTTAGCGTCATAGATCCCACAGCAGATAGAACAGTATCTCTCCCTGACGCAACAGATAC